GCATTTCGACTTGAAGCTGCCGGCTTCGTACTGAAAGAGAAGTCCAAGGGCTCTGATTCTCCAGCAAGGAGATCAAACCAATTAAGTCTATGAGATCGACCCCAGTGTGGGTCACCACATAGTCTGACTTCATGCTCAGTGCAGCCAACGACCGCTTCAGAGCCCAATACTCCCAGGTCTCCAACGGATGGGGATGAATCCCCACAAGTTGACAGATCCGTTTGTATCGGGTCCAAGAAATCGCCACTTGCGCACGCTCTAACATCTGGGTATCCAGATCCAAGCTGCTGTACGTTTTGTAACGTTCTAAGTATCGATACGACTCTCTCTCGGTCTGAGAGAAGAGCTGTATCTCCACTCGGAATATTCTTTTCGTACAGTCGCTTCTGGAGTCCCCATTTGAGGAGACATGCTGATTCGTATCCATCGATTTGATCCTCTATCTTTATAGGGGTGTAATGTAGCCTTTTCTGCCTCCAACCACAATAATCAGCATCGAAATGCAAATTCGTTGTGTAAAGGAGACTGACATGGGCTACTCCAGAACCAATTACGCGTGTTCTGGGGATGGTACGATTCAGTACCTGAGCGAGCATATCCCGTATCACTTGGGCTGCATGCCACATTCCTCTTAAATAAAAGAGGTCTGCGGTGGCATTCCAGGACATTACGGTTTCTGCACTCCAGTGGCGTGGATCGTCATGCGGAACTGTACGGGCGTAAACGGGATTAACCGCAACGCCTTTAAAGTAATCCGCACCGCAAGACTCTCGGAAGTTTCCAAACCGAAAGGACTTGCCGACGTTAACCTTGAGTAAGTAACTCTCAAGGTATTCCACGACCGAATCCGTATAGTCTACAGGGATAATAATATCATCTCCGTAGACATCGATCAACCGCGAATACTGGCGAATTGATCGTGAGCAGGGACGAATGCCATCCTGCTCAAACATCGCGACTAAGATAAGGGTGTAAAACACCATCGCCTCGACGGGAAAGCACATTGCTGAACCCATTGAGGCGAACTTACTCAGAACGATGTTTGAACCATCAGGCAAAGTAGCAGACAAAGACCGGCAATCCTCGAGATGCTCAAGGATTCCTGAGTTCTTAAAAATGCGCTGAACGAGTGCTAGATGCACGCGGTCGGACGCATCTTTCAGGTCTAGCGTAGCTAGCCGTTTGTCAATACTGCTACTGTAAGCGAGACGCTGATTCACATCCTGCCGCGTAAAGCGGATGGAGTGTTTAGTCAGCGGATGCGATTCAAGGACCTCATAAGTGTAGTCCTTGAGGGCCTGTTGCATGTATTGAACATGCGAGGGCTCTATCGCTATCACTCGTGGTGCCAGCTGTGTTTTCGGCACGAAAACCACTCTTACCGGGATCTCATCCCGGACACTAAGAAAGGTAATCGAGTCTAATCCACAGTTAGTCCCTTCCCCGGCATCACCGATTCCTGCCGCAACCCCGTAATTGGGGAAGCAATGGAGATCGGAGGGGAAGTTAAGCTCAGATCTGGTGTTCCAGTATCGGATTGCATAACGATCGTTTGATCGTCTGCGCTCCGCCGTAGCACCAGGACCGTGGCGACAGACAAGGGAGAAGCTGTCAATCTCAGGGAAAACCTGAGACCAAAGCAACGAACTCGTTTTGTCAAGGAGTAAATCCTCTCGCTCTATTAAGGGCGTGCCATTTTTGAGCTCACCTTCTATTGCCTTAAACCCTGCCGTGGCCTGATCGTTACGATCGGGCGTACAGCCTATCTTAAGCTTCTTCATGAAGCGACAGATTTGCCGGATGTAGAAAACAGCATCCGGACAGGCGTCAGGCAATAGCCTACCATCTCTATCAAACACTCTACTGAAGAAACCTCCGAGAAGTCGGGGGAGACTTCCATGCCGACTAAACTGTGTCGGACATGAGAGTAGCCCATACTCCAGACCCTTTTCTAAGGAGTCTGAGAGCATGGGGAGGGTAATCGTTAAAAACGAGAACCCTTCGTGTTTAATACGATGTCGCACCTTAGCGACATCGCGCTCGACGGATAAGTCTAGGTCGATAGCTGCTTGACGCAGTATCGCCTCGACGAGCATGGTCGGTCTTTTCATCATAGCCTCCATTTTAATGGTGGTCATGAAACCGTCTATGCACTCCCCGGAGTTCTACTCCGGAATTACCTTGCCACTGGCTGAGTCCTTAACTCGGGGACGCGCTAAGCGTTCCAAGAGAATCGGGCCAGCGATCAAGAGGATCTGACGCAGGAAATTTCGCATCAGAACTCTCCACCGAGTACCTTGTTGTAGTTAGTCGAGGTCGCCCACGACTTCAAGGCATCGATGAGGTAACCGATCTCAGTGTCCGAAAAGCCAGCGCGAGGCTCGTCAATGACGAGATAAACGCTGACACCCAGCTCCTTATTGACACCGGAGATGGGATCTGCCGCAACTTTCTTCTGCGACAGGCGGACTTCACGACGAAAACGCGAAGCAGTGACATTCTGCTTCGTAGTCATCGTCGTATTACCGTCTGCGGACGAGTAGACATTTGCCGTGGGACCCGTTGAGGTCTTGGGCAGGCTAATCGCTACCGCATTGATGGTGACGGACTGAGGATCAGAGAGCATAGAAGCTCCTTTCTTTACGCTATTGGTTACTTTGTCAACTAACCAAGTCGAGAGAGGCCAAGTGCTCCCAGGATGGCAAGTTGGTTAGTAGTCAGACTTTTCTGACTATTAGCAAAATCGAAAGGTCCACCTTTGACGCGACTCTTAATTATCGCGTCGCTGGAGGAAGTGGCTGAGACAGAAAATGTGCTGCCATCGCGCTTACGAAAAGTTCCAGTACTGACTTGCGTCCGTATGGAATGCTTTTCACGCATGACATATATATGATCTGCCGCTAGTTTGTCTTCGACTCCACCTCCGATATTATCGAAGATAAAGGAGAAGTTGCCAAACCAGTCTATCAGCCATGACCAGGGCATCGCTTTCCAGACATTCTTCGGTGTTACTTGGAAACCATAAAGTTTCCGCAACATGTTGTTTGTCCAGGCGATATCCCTTGGCCCAGGGGGTAACCAGAATCGCATTTTGGCAGAAGCCCAAACGCGATCCGAAGTATCCTCTGTATACGTATACCTAGGAACTGACGCATAGTATTGCGTCACTAGGACGGGTTGGAGTGATCGGTACAAAGAACCCGATTCTGTCTTCACCCTTGACGTATTGTTCAGCAAGGTAATTCTATGCCGAACAGGCTTTCCATTATCTCGAAGCAATTGCGCAAGACGTTTTTGTGCTTCTCGCTGGATGTTAATCAGTGAGATGCAGTCCCGCAATAACGGTTCCCAGCCAAACTTAAGGGCGAGGTAGTAATTACCTATCCCTTTAAGTCCAGAATTAAGGAATCGCTGCCTCAGTAGACCCGGCATTTCGCGTAACTCATAAATTGAGTTTAAAGCGCTAAAAACCGGCTGAGTAGGCCGCAACTTCGAGTAGGCTTCTGCGCCCCAAGCTTGACCATCGATTTGATCGAGAGTCAAGGTCCAAGGGAGATACGGGTTTATATAACCGGTAAAAGAACCGGTATAGCGTTGGGCATTAGGCCCACCGCGCCAGTACTCCTCCTTCATAGTCAAGCCGCGAGTGGTAATTACTCCATTAAGGAGAAATGGACCACCTACGTCACGATTCCGAGGGAAATTTGGGTAGCCCCAATGACCACGCTCACCAGAATACATCGTCTTATCAGTCTGAGTAAGAACTGAATAATACTTTGTATCCCCGTAAGTGTCCTGATGGTCAACACCGATTAGGGTGTTGGCACCAGAGGTCATGGATTTAGCCATACTAATGCCTTTCGATTGGAGTTTGCG